ATCTAGATCATCAGCCTCCCAATCAACACGCAGGTTAGGCGTAAAGTCATTCTTGTATTCCTCAAGCAGCTGACGCAAAGGCTCAAGGCTATTCTCTGTACCATTCACGTAGTCAAAGCCTAGGTTAGCAACCACATCCCCAACGTGCTGCTGGAATAGTTGTGACAGGGTATCCTGTGCTATCTCTTCCTTGATGGGCTCAGCAATCTCAATGCGGCGGAAGAGTGCATCATATGCTGTACGTGTGGCAGTGGTCATGCTCTGGTTCATACGATTGAACACAGCCTGTAAGTCCTGCACATTCATGCTGCCATCATATGTTTCCATTGCACTATCCAGTGCCTGCTTGATCTTGCGTACATCCTTACTAAAGATCTTATCTGGGCAGCGAATGCCCTTGTGTTGATTGTAAAAGTCACGGTCTAGTAACGTTTTAATTAAGGCCAGTTCCATCATTGTCTTTCTCTCCTACACATATACGGTATATAACTTCAAGTGCTACCACAGGCCACATAAGTGCGAACTTAATAGGGCCAGAACTGTCCTCCTCAGGGTCTTCTGGCTCAAGCATATGGTAGATAAGAGGTACTGCTAACACATAAACTGCAAAAGCACCACCTATAAAATACATACCTTCATCAGTCATGTTTGATCTCCAAGTAATATGCCCCTTCCTTACTATGATATGCTGCCATTATGTCTAGCCACTGTAGGTTACTCATGATTATCATTTGATATGATTCCATCTCTGGCTCAAACTGTCTCATAAATACAACACCATCGTCACCTAATATAATCTCAACATCTTCATGCTTATCTTCTTGATCCAGTGTTGTGATGATGGATGCGTCTGACTCAAACTCAACTGTGTACATTCTTATCCTCCGCTGTTACAAGTATGTTAACGTGAGCTACCCTACCATCAACATGGGTGATGACGTAATCTAGGCCAGCCTTAGTAAGTAATAACCTCAGTTGTCCTACAGGTATCATAGCTTAGTCTCCCCTTTCAACTGGTTGATCCGCATCTGGCAATACCGTTGCACCTTCTCCAAGTCTATGATCTCTGACTCAACATCCGTCTTGTCGTCATACAACTTAAACCCTGCACGACTAGCATACTTAATGATGTTGCCACGCCAGAACTCAAAGCCATTGCGCATGATGTAGGTGATAGGCTCTATCTTCCACCTTGCGTAGTGCTCTGGTTCATTGACTATATCTCGATTAAACTTCAACATTATATACCCTTATTGATTAGTGCCCTGACCTTAGCTCGACTACGTTCCTCTGTACTCATAGGCCTTATGTCTGTTTGTTTTACTACGTGGGCGTTGTTGTACCTAAGAAGATATACTTCAGCCTCTCCTTTTGTTTCAAAGATCAAAGGTTTTGAGTCATAAGTAAAAGGGTTCTCTGCTGAGGCATACGCCCACTCACCTTCATCCACCTCAAACTTAACTAAGTATTGATTACTCATCTCTTATCACCTGTTCATACTTGAAGAACAACTGCTCGAACTTCCATTGATACACCTGTTGCAAGCCCATCAGTGCGTTCATCATCTCATCTTGCGTAGGGTCACGCTCACCGTCACCTACCTGCCTAAACACTGTCTCAAGATCATTACAGACTGACCAACAGTCCATGATGTGCGGCTCTAGATCATATAGCTTAGTCATCTTTTATCTCCTTGTTATGCTTACGTAATCTCTTGTTGTATGCACGTTTGATCTTCTTTACTTGACCTGCCTTCCATAGGTAAAACTTACGTGCTTTAGTGAGAGCATCATACTCATCACCGCCCTTCATTGGTATACGCTTAGCCATCGTCGTCCTCTCTGCAGTAGTCCATATCCTCTATTGTTAGCACTTGATTATATTCAATTGTGTATCCACAAGCACGAAGAAAGTTTTGAAACTCTTCAAGCACATCATCTAATGTTGATCCGTCTGGCATTTCTATTTCAATCTTTGTTCCATTATCTTGGTGTTGAATAAACTTCATCCTTTATCCTCCATTGTGCTTTTCAATGTAGCCAAGACGTTCTCAAGTTTGATCAACATATCACTACGGACACAAACTATTTGAACTGGGTGGTGTACTCTACCTTCATCAGTTTCCTCAGTAACGTCAAGAAGACTAAACAACTCTTTAATACTATCTTTCAAGTCATCTAACTTCTTCTCACCAGATAATGCTCTTTCAGCCCACTCTTCTTTTGTAGCGGCTTCAATCCTATAGCTCATTCGTCCATATCCTCTATATCCATTCTATAATATATGGGCAACTTTTGTTTTAAAGCAACAGCCCAATGATAATCGCATGAGCACCAGTGACCTATGGAGTTATCCTCAAACATCACTTCAATTTTGGAGCAACCATCAGGAACTTCTTCTACTGGTTTCCACATATGGTCAGTCATACTTTATCTTCCATGTTCATCATCTCCTACTACTGGAGTGTTAGTAATGGCAAGTATTGCCTCTTAACTAATACTCTGGTGTCATTAGTATATCTTCTAGCTTAGGCATTATGTCTCTCCTTTAATGTAATCCTCACAACCCCCTGAGAAGTCACTCATAGCCACAGGCGCATTGTCAGGGTCGTGGTCCCACCACTTACGGGAGCCTTCACGTTCAGCCTCGCCGAAGAAACGGAAACAACTACTTACTATACAGTCCGAGTTGCAGAAGGTTTTATCTTTGTAACACATCATCAGCTCAACGCCTCCCATGATACAGGAAATAGTCCTAACATAGCTTCACTGATCTGGTCAGCAACTATACGGGTCTCATACTGTGTGTCAGAGGCGCATCGTAGCTTACACATGGCTGCAAAGGCATCTAGGCTACCTGACCAGTACCACTCAGTCATTGTGGATTGTGGTAGGATCATACGAGCTTGCTCAGGTGCTACACCATCGTGGATCATCTGATTGTAGAGGTCTAAGACTTGTTCCATAGTTGTGTCAGTCCACATAGGGGGTTGGCAGACACCTTCTGAACCTTGCTTCTTATCAGCAGACTTACCCCGCCACACATCAGGTGTGTAGAACTCAGGGAGGTTATCGACATAACGACGACTGATCTCATTCCACCGTAGGAACTTATGCTTGACCAGCTGACGTGCAACAAAGACAGGAGCCTTGACGTGAAAGGATGCAAAGGCATGTCCGAATGGTGAAAGGTGCTTATGTTTAGCTAAGTACTTGATTAGATTCTTGTCACCTTTACTCAGGTCATAGGTGCCTTGGATCAAGTCAGTACAGATCAGCTTAGACTTCTTACCGAAGGATACTCTTGCTGAGTTTACGACAGATAAGTCACTACCCATGTGGTCTACGTATGTTGCTTCAATCATCTGTCTTAACTCCAATACATTCTAAGGTCTCTTGTTTATTATTTACTAACACAGAAGCGATACGAAGTTCTGCCATGCACAGTGTTTCACTATTGAATGTACCAAGATGGTGATACCTAACACCCTGCTCTGGCACAGCGTTGAACCATATAAGTAAAAACATTAGTTTCATCTGCACACTTCCTTTAGTTGTTTAATATCATCAGGCACTTTGTATTTTATATCATCACACAACTTCATAGCAACTGATTCGATGCCTGTCCATAGCTCAATCTCTCTGCGGTACTGTAATGTCTTATCCATAGCGTCAGGGTCAAGGGCCATCACTGCCTTACGATATGTTGCCACCTTGTCCATGTGTTTCTTGGATAATGATGTGCCAAGGATAGCCAAGGCAGTTATGTTGGGTACTAATTGTGTCGCAACTATGGCAGAAACGACATCCTCTACAAGTAATACGACATCACCCTTACCTGCTGTGAAGTAATCCGCTGCACCAGTATAGCGATACCACTTGGGTTGTATGCGCTTACCCACTGCACGTCCCACTGCATCAACCAAACGTCCACGATAGTGTATAGGAAACACAACCCGCTCCTGTTTAACATCATACATCAAGCCAGGATAGTCACGAATACCCCAACGCAGAGCGAAGGCTGTGTGCTTCTTATGTTCAAAGGTAGGGGTGACTAGGTAAGCAGGTATCTCCATAGTCTCAGCCTCTTCTACTGCCTTCTCAGGTGGTGGACGCATACGCATGAGGATCTCTGCTGCTGTCATGTCTGTCTCATAGATGCCACCCACCCGACAGCCTAGCTTGTAGCAGTTGTACTTCATCGTGCCACCATCGTTCATGGCTGTGAATGTACCTCTGCCCTTACACTGGGGACAGTTACTACGATAGGTGTCACCATCGTTTAGATTTAGGGCTTCAACGTAACTACGAATGTTCATAACTTAATAATCACCCCACTCATCCTCATCGTCCTCTATTAGATCATCGTGGTCTATGTCAGTAAAGATATTACTAGGGTCTAGTTTAGTAACTTTCTTTAACTCTAAATACTCCGCTTTACTTACCTCTCCAGTGAAGTTACTTGCAGTTTCAAGCCACTCACTGTCTATATAGTAATCAACCGTAGTCCCTTTGATCTCTAGTGTATTTATGTGCCATTGATCATATTCACATTCGTATTTAATAACAATAAAGTCTTCCAGGTGAGGTATGACATGGCTGTCAACTTCTATTTTATTATCATCAAACGCCTTTATTTCTATCACCTTAACTAGGCTAACATCGTCGAGCATGTTTGTACTGTGCTTTGTATTGTACACAGCAGTTAAGGATGTCCTACTGAAAAAGTCTTCGGATTCAAAGTCCTCCTCACGCATTTTCTGTAGAACTTCACACCATAAGCATTTAAGTTTCATCATCATCATTCCCTCTAGCTGCTAGTGCCTTCGATGCACCACTGAATGTGTTGACCATGTAAGGCTTGATGGAAGCCACGTTCTTGTGGCCTGTCACCTGCATGATACCTGCTAAGTCTACCCCACCCTCCATCATCTCTGTCACTGCTGTGCGCCGTAAGTCCATAGCTGTCAGGGTGGTGGGTAGGTTAGCTTCCTTTAGTACGTCATTGATAATACTACTTATTTCTATTTTATCGTAGGGTGAGTAGGCATTGCTGCGTGGTTTAACACGGGGTGCAACATACTCCTGAAACCCAAAGTCTTCCTTTTGCTGGCGCAGCATACTGCACAACCCTGCTGAGATAGGAAGATGTACCTCTGCGTTGCGCTTGTTCTGTGTCATGTCCATGCGGCATTGAGTTAAGTCTAGCTTATCCCACTTGAGAACACGCATGTCTCCAACACGTTGCCCCCAATCATATGCCATATGGACGATCAGACCAATGCTGCGCCAGCGGAAGTCGCCATAAGATGTAGCAAGAAATGTCTGCACTTGATCTCTGCTCCATAGTACACGCCGTGGTTGACCAGACCTGGTTTGTACGAGAGCTACGGGATCGTGCGTCATTACATCATACCTCATAGCATGTTTCCAAGCTACAGATAACACAGACTTGCGGTAGTTCGCAGTACGAACACCAGAGGATGACCAATCCTCGTAAGCTTGTGTGAGGTGACGTACCTTGATACGCTTATGACGATAATCCCCAAGAGCCTTGCCCTCAACTACAGTCTTGCATATCGCAGCAAGATGAGTGTCATAATCTTTCTGAGTGGAGCCTGCCAGACGACCAAATACAGCAGACTTACTGTAGAAACTAATGACTTCCTGTAGTGTGGATGAAGCCTTGGGGATATTCATGTTAGTCTCCTTTTGCGTTAGCGTACCAGAGGTACAGGAATCCTGCTAAGTAAGCAGCTACTACTGCCAGTGGCAGGGCATGCATTAGAATAGCTGTCATACATTAGGTACATTATTATTAGCATAGGACACCTCGTTACCTGCTAATGTCTTGAATGTTACACGGCGTACATTTGGACGCTTGAACAGCCTGATACGAAGTAGGTTTGCTGCCTGAGGGGTGAAGACTGTGGTGACATACTCACCATCAGGCTGGCCTACACTGGCGTATACTTTGATAGCTTTACTAGCAATCATTATGCTGCCTCCTCAATAAGAACATAGCGTGTGTACTGCTGGCCTGTCACAGGGTGCTTACCCTTGACACCATCAATGCGATAGCCTGACTTGCGTAGCTCACTGATACGCTTAGTGAATGACTGGATGCTGTAGTCCAGCATAGCCTCACGCTGGGTCAGACCCTTGGTTGCACGAAGGTGTGTGATGATCTTAGTGTTTTGTGTATTAGTCATGTCTGTCTCTCCTATGTTAGACAATTATAGATTAGTCGCTGTGTTTAGCTGCGTCAATGTTACCATTATATCACGTTACATTTCTGCACCACCTCTACTTTGATACCTTCCATGCGGCTATAAGTTTCAGCATGACGTTCTGCTTCATCCATACGCTGCACAGTGTGATAGCATATCTCTTTGTTAGTTTTAGTGCTTGTCAGTATGATGCGGATCATGTTTCTAACTCCTGTTTTAACCGTTACTAGTATAGGAAGGTGGGGGTACTCTCCCATTACCTGCCCATCATGCTAATTCCATCATCACAGCTCGGTATATTCTTGCACGATGCAGATAGAATTCCATCAGGTCAACGTCATCATACTCAACGTCATTCCATGATGTTTTCTCCATGTCACTCTCAAGTAAGTCCTTGAGCGCCGACAGTTCACCCATGTTTAGTGCTAGATCGATCATGTTGTTACCTTCTCTACTGTTATATCACAAAATGAGTAGCATACCTTCTTGCTGACTGTACTGCACACGCTCTGTGCTGCCTCTTTAGTATCATACAGGGATTGTGGGGTCACGTAGTCCATAAAGATACGATGCTCCCTACACCAAGTGGATGTTGCATTGGATGCAATGTCATCTGTTTGTATTACGTAGGTCATGCCTCTAGTTCCTCACTGTTAGCTTCATAGACTGCCTTGGCAAAACCTCTCGGTGTCGCACTGCGTATGTCCTTGGTACGTTGTGACTTGCCGCCTAGCTTCAGGTGCTGTGTACTGTAGCCTGTAGGCTTGCAGGTTGGTATCTTGGTTGGCATACGAAAGCCACCGCCTGTCCACAGGCACGTCTTCTTAGTGTATGCGTCACGTTCTGCAATGTAATCAGGCCACCGTGGATGTACTGCCTCATTATCGTCTAGGTATTCACCATACTCATAAGGCTGGAACCTGTGGTCAGGCAATCTCCACTTGCTAGCCAAGACACTGACAGGGTTCTCTATGAAGTACGGTACCCCTAAGTCATCAAAGAAGTAAGAGCACCACTTGGCATGGTTGACTGCCTTAAGTTGAAAATCGGGGTCACGTTCAGCCTTACGTTTAAAATGTGCAGCGCCGCTCACTGCCATGTCAGTGCAGACAGGGAACGCCATACCGAACACAACTTGATCACCATTATCACCGAACTCTTCCATAAGGTTTCTGAATGTTGAGATACGATGCAGGTCTGCATGGCGATATTCAATGGACCCATCAACATGCTTTTCTGAGTAGACTGTAGTGCTCTCAAACCAATCATGCTGGATGTCAAAGGCGTAGCAGGTATAGCCTGCATCTGCCCACGGTTTCAGTGCCTCACCTGTGAAGTCATACAGGCTGATTACGATACCTTTGGTCATGCTTCTGCCTCCTCTACATAAGTTATGTTATAATCCGCCTCATCTAATGTTGCGTACACTGATAGACCACGCACCTTTTCTTCTGCCTCATCCTCACTGTCGGCCTCAATCTCAAACGTGTTATAAATGGTCAGACCTACATAATATTTTGTCATAGTCTTATCCTTTCATTGCTTTGTATTGGGCAGTCACGCAGTAGCTAAAGCACAGCTTGCCAATCTTAATAAAGCGTATACCGCCAACCTTTTGAGTGGATACATTAAACATGATAGTTGTCCTACTGAAATTAAGTTAGTGAGACAACCCCACAAGGTTGTCCTGCTAATTCAATCCTCTTGCTGCTGTTCGTATAGGGCCAAGATAGGTATGGCTCTGCGCATAGCTTCTTCACCCTTACGCACCCCATTCAGAACGATACAAGGCAACATGCCTTTGGTTGGTGTGATTGTTACGTCTACCTCGAATTGTGTTTCCTCGCGATCAATAGTTGACCAGAAATAGAACCTGTTATCTTCTACATATTGCATTGTGTTATCTCCTGTTAAATGTTGTGAACACGCTTCCAAGTTGTCCACGTAATAGCCTGTAGAACATGAGGCTTAACCTTCACACGCAGCGCAGCCTTAACATATGCCGCCTGTAGTTCACGGTACTCACGCTTGCCCATGTTAGTCTTGTCAGATGTCAGACCTTCACGCTTACCACGTGCAATGTTTAGAGCATGGCCATCTATCGTTACCTCATCCAAGCCTCGAATGTTAGAGTAGAATGAGCGGATCTTCTGCCCGTTCAACCTTGTCAGAATGTCCTCATCATCAATCAAGTCATCCTGTAGAATAGACCAAGCTTTCTGTTTCATAGTGTTGTAGCATGACACCTTGAAGTCATCTAGACTGTCACCATTCTGCCATGCACCACACATTGTGTCAGTATCCTTGCAGTTACGTTCCCAACGATTGTTAGGAGATAATGCCGCCATGACACCGATAACTGTATTCACGGGCAGCTTATGCTTATCAGCTATCCAAACCGCCATACGTTCAGCACGGGCATACCATTCAACACCATTAGCGGTATCTTCGTTAGATGCTTGACGGTATAGTTTTAGAATATTGCGTACATACTGGGTCATGTTGGTCATCCTTCTGTGTTAAACTGTCTAGAGAATAGGCACCGAAATGCCTATCTGTCAAGAAAGTTTTTATGCTGTACGCCAGACACGGATCACACGATTCACTTTATCTGTGCGACATGAAAACTTGCGTTCATCATTACCCTTGCGTCTATACTGATTGTAGATACTTACACTAATACGGCTACGAACTTTTATATAGTTTAGATTAGTAGTCGGATCGACAGGCACAGCAAAACTGTCGCCCACATTCATTGTTAAGAAGGGGTATTTGTAATACGGAACGCCATTGCGAGTAGGGTTAGGCATAGGGATATTCTTTTCAATAGTATACATTTTGGTCGTCCTTTTATGAGTTTATATTGGTCAAGGTGATTGGTTAGATACACCATGAGATAGGCACATTTCGAGCGTACCTATCCTAGCTATATCTTTGACCATTCATTCAGATGGGTTGTTTCATATCACCATTCTTGAACCCCGTTCTACCTAGGATATTCTGTGCCTACTTCCCTTGCTCAATATTATAGGTTTTGTCATGCCTACAACAATCGGGTGTCGTCACTGTGTGGTTGCTTAATCCACTCATTCGCTTGGCATGTATCCATCCAGATACCAGAGCCTGAGTATTTTGTTGTTGTCCTATCGTGGACCGTTTTAGATTAGTCTGTCAATAGTTTTGTTTTCGTATCGTGTGACTTGCTTTCGCTACAGTCTGACCTGTTTCTTTCTGCTTAACTCTGGCCTGATCATTCGGGAAGGCGGTTGCTTATAGCAGTGGATTAATTGGCCATATCGTTCAGTCTAGGTATTCTATGCGGGTCTTTTATCCGGCGTGATCGTCTAGGACTCTGGTTTGGTTAAAGAGCTACGCTGCTTCGGGTTAAACCTTGTCGCTTTCGATGTAATCATCATGGCATTATTTATTTCTGAATGTCTAGGATTATTTTATGATTTAACTAATTATTTTATAACCCTGTGTTTTCGTTGGATAAAGTTGTGACATTGTGGCTTGGCTTAGAGGTAATGCTTTTTTGCTAGTATATAGTGCGCCACAACTTTGAGGGGGTGGTCTATTTGTGATCACATAATGAGGGGTATGGTTGGTGTGTTTTATGCATCCTTATCGTGTTTGTGATCACAGTTTTGAAACCCCTTGAAAACAAACACTTTTCTTGTATCGATTGAGGATACATCAG